TTTACATTGCAGGAGCTAAAGATAGAACGGAAATAGAAAAGTTTAGAGGGTGGAAACTAAAGAAATGTTATATTGATGAATGTCAGTCTTTTAGATCCTATTTGACAGACTTAATAAACGACATTATTATACCAGCATTAAGGGATAAACGTGGACAATTATATCTTACAGGAACTCCAGGACCAGTTAAAGCCGGAGTGTTCTATGAATATTCTCAGTCTAGAAATTGGAAGTCTCATCATTGGACAGCTTTTGATAATCCTTATATGCATTCTCCTCCTAAGCTGGACTTGGAAGAAGTATTAACAGAAGAAAGAATAATTAGAGGTATTGATGAGTCAGATCCGTCGTATATTAGGGAAACGTTTGGAAAGTGGGTGGAAGATAAGGATGCGCTCGTTTTTAAATTTAGTAAAGCTCGTAATATCTATAGTGCCTTGCCTACTTCTGGGGATTGGCATTATATTATTGGAATCGACATTGGCTATAATGACTCGGATGCAATTGCGGTCATAGGTTATAATACGCATCACAAAAAAGTTTATTTAGTTGATGAACATGTAAAGAATAAACAAAATATATCGCAATTAGTAGAAGCGATTAATAAATATAAGGATGAATATAACCCAATTAGGATGGTCATGGACGCAGGAGCCTTAGGTAAAAAGATTCAGGAGGAGCTTCGAATGAGGCATGGTCTTGTTATCGAGGCTGCTGAAAAGACCAGAAAAGTAGAATTTATAGAGCTATTAA